CCTGATTCAACAGGCGTGGGAAGCCGCAGAGTCGGCCGCACCCGAGGAAGCGCCAGTCGCCCCTCCGGCCGCGCCAACTCCAGCCGTTTCCGCCCCCGTGATCAGCAAAGCATCACTGGACGAGAAACCGCAGTCCGCTGCGCAAAGCATCAGAGAGTTCATCCGAGCGCAGAGGCCACCCGCGCCACCGCAAGGACTTGAGCTTCAAGTGCAGGAGCTGAGCGCAGCCCTGCAGCAACTCCGTGACGCCGGCAAGGCTCCGGAGAAACCCCTGAACGAACAGCAACGGCTCCTGCAAGAGCTGCAGACTTTCCGCGATGCGGAGAGCAAGCGTGTTCAGGAAGCGGCCGAGCAGGCCGATCAGAGCGCCTATCAAGAGCGCTTGAGCGTGTTGCGTAGCGGTGCACTAGCCACGCTGCAAGCACGGAAAGAAGAATACCCTGCGTTGTTCGCATTGGGGCAGGAGGAGCTTGTTGTAAACGAGCTGTTCTCGCGCCTTGAGAGCGACCAGGATGCGAGTGAAGAAGGAATCGCGGGCGAGGCAGAAGCCGGTCTGAGGGAGGTTTGGGAAAAGCTCAATCCAATCTTCGCCGGTCAGAGTAAAGTACAGCCTGCAAAGAGCGAACCGCAGAAAACCATCACCACCGCAATGTCAGGGCTACAGGAAGAGGAATCTGTTGAGGGCTTGACCCGCCAGCAGTTGATCGACCGTGCCTGGAACAAAGCAAACTCATAATCACTCACAAGGACAACTTCAATGGCTGCAACGACAGCAACTAACTACGCGAAGTTCTTGAAAGAGCTATACCGGGGATCGGTGCCAGCAGACCTGTGCTACGACTCAAACGCCTTCCTCGCCCTAGTTCCCAAGAACCCCAACACTGGTGGTACCAAGTACATCAAGCCAGTGCGACACTCGTACGTCACCGGCCGCGGTGCCTCGTACTCGACTGCCAACACCAACATTGGCCCAGCCGCCCGTCTCCGATGGGAACTTGACTGGACCGATCATTACGTGAAGGCGGCCGTGACCAACAAGGCGATGGAGCTTTCCGAGGGCGCGGGCGATGCCAGCGCGTTCAAGAGCCTCCTCGTCGATGAGACGGACGTGTGCCATCAGGCTTTCGCGAACGACGTGGAGATCGAACTCCATCAGGACGGAACTGGTACCCGTGGCGTTGCCACTGCCGGGATCGCCGTGCTGGTGATTCAGCTCCAGGCCGGGCAAGGCGTCAACTTCAATGTTGGCGACAAGCTCGTCCACCTCAACTCTGCCAACGCCCTGCTTGACGCTGGCGAAGAGCAGATCGTTACGATCGTCGATCGTGACCGTGACCGCATCAGCGTTGACGCTGACTGGACGACCGCGACTATTGCCGGACACAAGTTCGTGCTCTCGGGCGACCAGAACCTGAAAGCCAAGGGCCTCAAGGCATGGCTTCCCGGCACGGGCGTGGCGGCGGCCGCCTTCAACAGCATCGACCGTACGGTTGACCCAGCCCGGCTTGCCGGCGTGGACGGCGTGAAGGGGACCCTCTCGGGCCTTCTGATCACCGACATGCTCGTGCAGACCTGCGCGAAGATCAACAAGAACGGTGGGCGACCGAATCTGGCGTTCCTTTCGCCGGAGGACTTCGCTGACTTTGCTCTTGAGACGGAATCTCGCGGACAGTACACCAAGGTGAAGGCCACCACGGGAAGCGTCAGCTTCTCGGCTCTGGAAATCCAGACTGGTGCCGGTGCCGTTCCTGTTGTGGCGGATCGTCACACGCAGAGCGACCAAGCGTTCATCCTCGACACCCGTGCAATCGAACTGTACTCCACGAACGCGCTCCCGAGCATGTTCAAGAAGGACGGATCGTTCTACAATCGTGCAGAGACGGCTGACGAGATCAGCTTCTACCTGTACGGCTTCTACGGCCTTGCGGTCCAAGAGCCCGGGAAGTGCAGCTGGGTGCAAGACGCCTACTAACTTTTTCTTGATTGAGGCCCCCTGCGAAGCAGGGGGTTCTCCCCCTTTACCGGAGCACCATGCAGACTATCACACTCACTGAAATGATCTCCCGAGTCCGGGAACGCTCCGACATGGAGCATGGTAACTTCTGTTCGGACAACGAGATCACTGGACACCTCAACGACGAGGTGCAGAAGATTTACTCGGAGATGTGCAACATCGACGACGGTGAGTTGTTCGGCCAAGTGGCTCCGCAGCTGGTACAGATCGGCAACAACGCCTACCAGCTCCCCTCAGATTTCATGCGGCTCGTGGACGTGAACATCCACACGGGCTCGCGCTGGGTTCCCGCCTACGAGGGCGACCCACAAAACTACCTCCCCCTCCTCACGCAAACGTACACCGGAACGTACGGCGTGCAGTACTTCCTGCGACTCAGCCTGTCGCAAGGTCGCTACGAGCTGTTCCTCTTTCCGTCCCAGGCCGTGGCGAACCTCGGAGTGCGTTACATTCAAGAGCACCCGATCCTATCCGTCGGGACAGACACGCTCAAGTGGCCCTCAAGCTGGCACCGCGCGCCCATTCTCGGAGCTGCGATCAAGTGCCTGATGAAGGAAGAGTCCTCGCCGGAAGGCCTGATGATGGAATACTCAGCGGCCGTAGCGCAGATCCTCAAAGACATCCGTAGTCAAAAAGTCGCCGAGGTAGAGACGCTGCGACAAGTCGCCGGACGCAACCGCAGACGACGAGTCGGGCGCTACCATGACTGACTTTCGGAAGCTCGGGTTCGATAGAGTTTCGCAGAGCATCGCGAACGCCGTGAACAAGCCGTCGGGGAGTAATCTCACCACGGGTGTCATCGAGTCCGGCGAAGTCGTGAGCGTGACCTTCGCTGCGAGCACGACAGGCACTGCGCGAGTGAAGGGCCGCCGCACGGGGGCGGTACCAATCTCCAACGAACTCACTGCTGCTGCGCGCTCCTTCCTTTGGTCCATCAGCGGGACCACTCTTACCGTAACGCTCGACGCCGCTGGCACCGGCACACTCACCTTTTGGGTTTTTTAGATGGCTGGCCTAGGATTGACTCGCGTCACGAAATCCATTCCCCTCTCCGGTGGCATTGCCGAGGACGTTGACGACTTCCTCCTTGAGCCCGCTGGGATGCAGTACGTCTCGAATGGGCGGTTCTCCAAGAAGGACCTCCTTGAGAAGGCACGCGGCTACGCGGCCGCTGCTACAACGAACGTCACTGGATACACACCCGCCATCGCGGGCATTTGGTCCGACGGCGAGTCGAAGGTGGCGATCATTGGGAACAACGAAATCTCCTACTCCGCAGATGGTGGCACCACATTCACCAACACGTCCTACAAGCACGACCTGCTTGGTATCGAGCGCGTGCTTGCGCTCGCGGAGCAGGGTGGCGGCATCAACTACAGCATAGCCCCCATTGGTACCTACACGGACACGACCGTTGACACGTACCCGATTCTCGCATGGGTCGTTGCCTTCGAGCGCGTGGCACACACCCCCCAAACCGTCTCAACCACTCGCGATCTTGTGATTCAGCTGTACAAGTCAGATGGTGAGCTGCTCGACGAAGAGATCATCACGAACAGCAACGCTCCGCAGTGCGTTGAAACGGGTAACGGATTCGCGACGGTGTTCTATGCATCGTCGACCGGAAACCTCATGAGCCGCATCATCTCGCCCACGGCCATCGGGGCGGTCGCCAACAACGATGTGCGCGACATTCAATCGTACCACCAGTACGCGGATCAAGTCGGCGGCCTATTCGACGCGCAGAACTACGGCAATCTGCGCATGGGGTACAGCTTCGACCTGCGTGAGAATAACAGTGCGCTCGTCGCGTACCACGGGCACGCCAATACGGCAGACAGGGGCATCGTTGGTTGGAAGGCGGACGTTGCCGGAGCCATTCAGATTCAGTTCATCACGGGTGCTGTAGCGGGCGGTGCCGTATCGAACGTCGTCGTAGATTTGCCCGCAGCTTCCACCAACGCGATCCTCGATGTGTACCTGAACGACGCCAACACGTACGCATACATCCTGTACGGGCAGTTCGGCAACGTCGGGAACACCTGGGACATCCGCATCGCGCAATGGAGCGTCGCTGGCGCGGCAGTGATCCACACCTACGCCCCGTACATTCTCATGAACTCCGTGCCGATCAACGGTTCCATCAGAATGGCACCGGACGGGACAGTCTATTGGGCGGTCACTCGGGCAGCTATGTATCCGACAGCGACCATGCAGGACGCATTGGGCCTTTCCGATGTTCTGTGGGAGCGCGTCTCGGGTGGTGACTGGTCGAGCGTAGCTCCGGTCATCTCTCAAACTGGACGTATCCGCAACCATAGGCTGTGTTCCAACATTGCGTGCGACAAGCTCTCGGAGGCTGGCCTCGTTGTGCAGCAATGGGACAACTGGAACCCCACCGACTCCTTCGTGGCGGGAACTGACCAGGACATCTTCACGATCACGCCCACGGCGAAGAAGCCCGTCACCTCCATCATGGTGCGCGTTGGGAACGCCGACGTTGAGAACATCCCTATGGCCACGTTCGATGCCGCGCAGTCCAAGGCGCAGCTCTTCGGGCAAGACGAGCAGAGCATTTGTAAGGGCGGAAACCTGTTCTACTTCGGCACGGGCGGGGAGACATCGGAAACGAATCGCTGGCACTACGCCAACCGAGTCGTCCTGACCTCCGACGACACGTTCTACTGGATGGACCGCAACCTAGCCCCCGCATCATCGGTCGCAGTTCCACAGTCAGACAGCAGGGCCGCGCAATCGTCAGGCTCGTCGCGCCTCAGCCTGTACCACATCAACTCCA